ATGCCAGCTATGCCGATGAGCGTAATGGGTTCAACCTTCGTAACACTGGCAATGACACTGAAGCACAGTCCATGTGGGCAAGAGAACAGGAAGTTGCCAAGTGGATTGATTCACCACAGTTTCAGGCGATTGCAGCATGAAAACTAGCAATATGAAAAAACCAAGAATGGTGGGGTTTGCTACCCCATCTACTCTTGTAACAGTGCATATACCAGCACGTGTGCCAACTTTATGGCAACCAAGCAAAAAGAAAACAAAATGTAACGCCGTTACAAAAAGGAGAAAGAAATGAGAATAGATGAATATACATGGAAAGACGTATTTATTGATCCTGAAACAAACAAATGGGAGCCGCCAACACGGTGGCTTCCTATAGCCTACGAGTTAATAAGGACTGGTGAATTAGAAGATAGATGCCCCTTATGGCTGAGTAGATTGGTTCAACGTATTGAAGAGTACAGACGCTGGTTAAAAAAACCAAGAGGTGTTACATCAACTGGATACACCTATAAACCTAAGTACATAATCAAGTACTGGTATGACGTAGATGACGCAACCCGCATAGATGACTTCTACTCTGAAGAAGGCTATGATGAATATGAAACGGAAGAGGCTGCTCTTGCGTACCTAAAAAAGAATATTCGTTGTGAGAATGGGTTTAAACAAAAACTCGATACGATAGAAGAGTATTGCCAACAGTTTGGCTTTGAGTTCTATGAAAGGAAATACTGATATGAGCGATTGGAGAGAAGAATTAAATCTGTCAGAGGAAACAGAAAGAAATATAATAGTAGACATACTAAATTGGAAACACAATCTGTACGTAGCAGGTTTTGAAGTTAAAGTTCTTGGATGGAAAGTTGTAATAGATTGGGAGGAGAGTGATGAAGAAACTGCTTAAGTTAGTAGAGAACTACTATTCTTCCTATGATTACAGGAACTTACGTGATGAAACTAAAAGACATTATAAGTATCTGCTAAACGTCATGCTAAACACAGAGGTAGAGGGCAAGCCCCTCTGCCAATACAATTACACCGACATGCCAACTCGTGTTGCTAAGATTGCATATAATGACTGGTGTGAACGTGGTATTTCAATAGCCAATCACCTGCTGTCAGTAACTCGCATTGTCTTCAATCACGGATTGCGTATGGAGATGTGTGTAATCAATCCTTTCGCTAACGTGCGTAAACGAGCCGCTGACAGGCGTAAGGTTGTTTGGGGTAGGGAGGATGTACAGAAGTTCCTAAACGCCGCCTACGGCGATTTTAGCAGCCGTAACATCGGTTTGATTGCTCACATGGCCTATGAATGGTGTCAAAGACTAGGTGATATGCGTCTGCTTACATGGGATGCCATCGACTTTGATGCACAGACTGTTTACATTGAGCAATCTAAGCGTAAGGCAGAGGTACATTTGCCCATTGAGGATGACTTATTTGAGATGTTAAAGCAGCAAGAGCAGGACTTTGGCTTTCAGCAATATGTTGCACCTAGACCAAAGCCTATTGATGGTAAGTTTATACCTTACAGCTTATACAAACTGCCGTTACATAGCCGTAAGATTATGGATGCAGCAGGATTGTCAAATGAATTAAGGCTATCTGATTTACGAAGGACTGGTACAACTGAAATGGTAGAGGCAGGTGTCGGTATGGCACAAATTATGTCGGTTACAGGACATGCTAATCCATCTTCAGTAAAACCATACTTAAAAAATACACTACAAAGTGCAGATAGTGCATTGACAGCTAGAAAAACACATGGTATAAGCATAGCAAGTGCCGCAAAGGAAAGTGATAATATATGAATAATATATATAACATTGTAAGTGATATGGATATTACAAATGGAACTACAAAGAGGATAGATTGTCCTAACTGTGGTGGCTATCGTACATTCACAGTGACCAACAATATGGGTTCTCTTGTATGGAACTGCTATAAAGCATCTTGTAATATCAAGGGTGGCACTAGAGTGCATCTATCTATGGATGATATACGTGCTGGGTTTGGTGGTGCAGAACAGTTTGCTACGCAGACATTTGAACTGCCTAGTTACATTATACCTCACAGAGATAAGCGTACTGTATTAAACTTTTGTTTTCAGTATAAGCTTGATCCCGATGAAGTAGGTGTCATGTACGATGTGAAAGAAGACAGAATAGTTTTCCCTGTTGTACATGATGGTAAAATTGTAGATGCTACTGGTCGTGCGATTGGTAAGCGTTTACCTAAATGGAAAAGATATGGAAATAGTGGCTTGCCATACACGTATGGTTGTGGTAATGTCGCAGTAGTTGTTGAGGACTGTGTGAGTGCAGCCGTTGTTGGTTACGGTTCCTTTGTCGGGGTTGCGCTTCTTGGAACATCTTTGCAAGAATCGCATAAAGGGTATCTTGCACAGTTCTCAACAGCCATCATAGCGTTAGACCCCGATGCGCTACCTAAGACGTTACAGATGGCAAAGGAATTACGAGGACACGTGAACGATGTTCGTGTACTCAAACTAAAAGATGACTTGAAATATCGTAACCCGACAGATATGGAGAATTTATATGGAATTATCACTGATTAGAAGTTTAATGGATAGGTCATTTTATGATGACCATCGTGGCGCACGTTGTCCTGACAGATTGTTCAGCAAGGATGTGCGTAAAATCAAACAGGCTATTGATACAGCTATGGATCGTTATGAGCGTACTGTAACACCTGATGAGATTGAGGCTCTGTTTATTTCAAACAACCCAACAATGACTACAGCACAGAAGCAGGCGTACTCTTCTTTGTTTCATAAGATTAAGCAAGAGCAGCCAATGGGCAGTGACGTAGCACAAGAGGTGTTATCTAAACTGTTCCAGCAGGTTGTTGGTGAAGACATTGCTAATCTTGGCTTTGACTATGTGAATGGTGACAAGTCCAGTCTTGAGCCATTGCGTATGTTGCTTGAGCAGTATGGTGATGACTTCACCCCCAACCTAAATGTAGAGTGGGATGATATTGACATTGAAACACTGCTATCACGCAATGACCTAGAAGCACGTTGGACGTTTAACATTGCAAGCCTTACACGTAAGGTGGAAGGTGTTAATGCTGGACACTTGATTGAGGTAGGTGCTAGACCCAACACAGGTAAGACATCCTTTCATGCCAGCTTAATTGCTGCTCCGGGTGGCTTTGCACATCAAGGTGCTAACTGCATCATCCTGTGTAATGAAGAAGGCTATCATCGTGTAGGTGCTAGATACCTTACTGCTGCAACTGGCATGACTATGCGTGAGATTAAAGACAATCCAGCTAAAGCACGTGAGTTATATGCACCTGTTAAGGAACGCATTAAGATTAAAGATGCAACAGGTCGTGACATGAATTGGGTTGAATCAATCTGCAAATCATACAAGCCTGATGTTGTACTGCTGGACATGGGTGATAAGTTTGCCAAGACAGGTGGCTTTGCTCGTACAGATGAAGCATTAAAGGCTAACGCTGTTCATGCACGTATGATTGCCAAGCAGCATGAGTGTGCAATGTTTTATATGTCACAGTTATCTGCTGATGCTGAAGGCAAGGTATTGCTTAACCAGTCTATGATGGAAGGCTCACGAACAGGTAAAGCTGCTGAAGCTGACTTAATGATATTAATTGCTAAGAACCCACCAGTAGACAATCAGGATGAAGAAGATACACAACGTCACTTGAATATTGTAAAGAATAAGTTGACAGGTTGGCATGGTGTGGTACACTGTGAACTTGAATATCAGACAGCGAGGTATACAGTATGAGAAAAAAGTTTGACAGAACGCTACACAAAGAGCATGATAAAAAAGCAAGAATGAGAACTATGGAGTTTATGCAAATAAAAGGATATGAGGTTTGGGAGAATCCGAATGAGTATGGACAAGACCTAATTGCAGAAGGAAGCAAGGGTAAGTTTTTTGTCGAATGTGAGGTAAAGACAGTTTGGCGTGGTGATACTTTTCCGTTTGACAGTTTACAACTACCTGAAAGAAAGAGTAAGTTTTTTACAAAGCCAACTTTGTTTTTCATATGGAACAACGAATTGTCTTGTGCTATGATGTTTAAGTCAGATGACGTAAAAGATTTGCATCCAGTTGAAGTGCCGAATAAATATGTTTCATCTGGTGAATTGTTTTATCAGATACCACTAGATAGAACTAAAACAGTAAGGATGAGTAGATATGAAACTAACAATTGATGTAGAAAATACAGTCACCAAGCGTGATGGTAAGATGCACCTTGATCCATTTGAGCCAGAGAACTCATTGACTATGGTTGGTATGCTTAACGATCAAGGTGTTGAGCGAATTGTTACGTTTGACCACAGTGAGGTGGAGGCTGACGACTTTGGACATACTGTTGTTCAGGAGTGGTTAGACAAAGCTACGGTCATCATCTGCCATAACGCTGCTTATGATTTGATGTGGCTATGGGAGTCTGGCTTTAAGTATGATGGTGCAGTCTTTGATACAATGTTGGCAGAGTATGTGCTACAGCGTGGTATTAAAAAGCCACTGTCACTTGAGGCTTGTGCAGAACGATATGAGTTAGACACAAAAAAGCAGGACACATTAAAAGAGTACTTCAAGAAAGGATACAGCACTCGTGACATACCACATGCTGAGTTGTCAGAGTACTTATCTGCTGACCTTCGTGCCACACAGCAGCTTGCTGATAAGCTGTTCTATCGCCTAAACACTGTACCAGATAGTGGCTTGATGAATACTGTAGTGCTTACAAATCAGGTTTGTGTTTCACTTGCACGTATTTACCAGCGTGGCTTTGCAGTTGATTTGTCCAAGTTAGATGAAGTACGTCAGGAG